ATATTACGGAATTAATTCATCTCAAGTGGATAAAGTTGAATTTGGAATTTATAATAATGGAGTTTCAATTTTTTCAAAAAGATTTAATCCAAATAGTAATATAATTTTAAATAAAGAAAGTGGCATCTTTACAATTAAAAACCATTTCTTTAGTAATTATGAAAGATTAATATATACACCAAAATCTACTTTTGCAAATGTTGGAGAGCAGCCATTAGGTATTGGAGCAACTTTAAATTCAGTAGGTATAGTGACTGATAAATTGCCAGAAGAAGTTTATGTAATAAAAATAAATCCAGACCAATTTAGATTATCTACAAGAAAAGATTATGCACAAGCCGGAATTTATGTAACGTTTACTTCTAGTGGAGAAGGAAACTCTCATCAGCTTGAGATGTATAAGAAAAATGAAAAAACTATAATTTCAGTTAATGATTTGATCCAATATCCAATTTTATATACTTCTCTTGAATATAATTTAGAAGGAAATGGTGGTCAAATTGGGGCAGCTACTACAATATTTTCTTTAAGTGGTATTGCTAGTGTAAATCCAAAAGATTTACTAAAAATTGATGATGAATATATGTTTATTAGTAACGTTGGATTGGGGACTACTAATATTGGCCCAATATCATTTAGTGGTGATATTCCTTTAGTTGAAGTAATTAGGGGTTCTGTTGGCTCTATCGCTTCTTCCCATTTAGATGGAACAAACTCAAGGATTTATAGAGGATCATATAATATCGTAGAAAATTCCATTTACTTTTCTGTTGCCCCAAGAGGAAGTTCTTTATTGGCAGAAAATGAAGATTTTGCTAATTTAGAACGTGCCAAATCAGAATTTTCTGGAAGAGTATTTTTAAGAGATAATTACGATGGAAATATAATTTTCGACGATATATCAGAAAGTTTTAATGGATTGGATACAGATTATAAAATAACATCATTAGGTCAAAATACTGTTGGATTGGGTACTGATGGTGGAAATGGATTATTATTAATTAATGGCATATTTCAGACTCCAACTACCGAAAATAATCCAAATAATAATTTTGAAATAACAGAAGATTCATTATCTGGAATAACTACAATTTCCTTTACTGGAATAACTTCTTCAAATGGTCAAATAATAATTTCAGAGTCTGATGTAAATCAAAATCAACTTCCAAGAGGTGGTCTAATTGTTTCTTTGGGATCAACAAATGGATTAGGATATGCACCATTAGCTGGTGCTGCAGTAACTGCAGTTGTTAGTGGAGGACAAATTATAGATATTACAACAGAAGTTGAATTTGGCTCCTATGGATCTGGTTATAGAGAGCCTATTTTTATTGAGATTGTAGATGAAGGTGGTCATTCTGGCAATAATGCAGATATTCAGGTTTCTGTTGGTGCTGGAGGATCACTCGCATTTAATATTATTGATGGTGGAAGTGGCTACACTTCTCCAAAGATTATTATACCATCACCATCTTATGAAAATCTTCCAGTTATTGGGGTATCTAGACTTGGAATTGGTGAAACAACAGAAACTGGAAATGGACTACTAGTAAGTCTTGAATTAAGTCCAAGTAATACTTCAGGAATTGGCTCTACAACATTTTTAGTATCAAATTTTAAAATAGCAAGACCTGGATATGGATTTAGAAGAGGTGACATTATAAAACCTGTTGGATTGGTAACTGCAGCTGGGTTGGCAAGTCCTATAAAAGAATTTGAATTGACAGTTCTTGATGTATTTAATGATTCATTTGCATTATGGAATTTTGGGGAATTAAACTATATTGATAGTATAAAAAATTTCCAGGACGGTGTTAGAACTAGATTTCCATTATTTTATAATTCTCAACTATTGAGCTTTCAAATTAATGAAGAATCACAAGATTCCCAGTTAATTGATATGGCATCACTATTATTGATATTTGTAAATGGAGTTTTACAGTCCCCAGGAGAAGCTTATGAATTTTCAGGCGGAACATCATTTTCTTTTAGTGAGCCACCAAGTCCTGAAGATAATATATCAGTATTCTTTTATGTTGGAACAGCAAATGTAGATTCCACTATAGTTAATGCAGCAGAAACTTTAAAAATTGGAGATCGTGTTAAAGTTCTTAGAAATAACTTATCGACTTCAGATTCAAATTATTTTGAGTCATATGAACAAGATACTAGATATATCACAGATATAGCTGGCTCAGATAGAATTGAGACCTCAATATATGTTGGGACTGGAATTGATGATAAAAATTATCGCCCAATTTCTTGGATAAAGCAAAAAAGAGATTTAATAATTAATAACAGTATTATTTCAAAAAGTCGAGATTCTATAGAAACGCAAATATATCCAACATCAAGAGTCATTAAAGACTTTTCAATTTATGATAATGAAATATTTGTAGATGATGTTAGTTTATTTTTATATGACAATTCATTTGACAATAATAGCTACAATAATTTTGATTTTATTATCTATGATGAGAACAATGAATATATTTCTGCAGGTGGTACTGCATTAGTTTCTGGTGATGGAACAGTTTTTGAAATAATTATAGATAATTTTGGAAGTGGTTATATAGGAACTTTTGCCAATGTCAAATTTTCCAAACCAGATGTATTATCAATAGGAATTACAAATTTGGATCTTGGCATAACTGAATTTTCAACTTCAGAAGAAGTTAACTCAGCTATAGAGCAAATCACTGCTGTAGGAATAGTATCTGTTACAAATGGAAGTGTAAATTATCCATTTACATTATTAAATCCTGGGTTAGGGTATACTAGTACAGACCCACCAAAAATTATAATTGAAGCACCAAAATTTTATACTGAGTTAATAAGTGATGCTAAAAATATTTTGGGATCAACTATAGGAATAACCTCAATATCTACCACTTCTGGTATTGGTGTTCCCTTAGCGATGAAATTTTATATGGATATATCGCAATTTAATGAGTATTCTTTATTGCAAGTTGGCTATCCAGTATATATTAACGGAACTACAATAGGAAATGGAATAACGTCAATTGATACATCAGATAATGATATTATTGGAATAGGAACAATTGGCTTAAACAATATATATTATATTCATTCAATTGATACAATTTCTGGAACAATTATCTGTAACATTTTATCATCAACAAATGTTACCGGATTATCAACGTTTAGTTATACATATCCCGTTGGATATTTAAATTGGGGCAAAATTACTGGATTTTCAAGGACCTCAAATAATAAATTGTCGTTTAATGTTAAAGGAATGGAAGTTGGGGATTTATCAACATTTCCAATCGTCCAAAGAAGAGGCTATGGATTAAGGGATAGTGGTGCGATTAAAAGATCTATAATTTAAATATAAATATAAAAAAAACTTTGGATAATGTCTGCTATAATCACCGACCAATTTAGAATAAACAATACAAATAATTTTATTAGCTCCGTTGAAGATAGTTCCAATACTTACTATATTTTCCTTGGGTTAGTAAATCCTAACAAAGATTTCTTTGGTAGAGATTCTGAATGGCAAACAAATTTACCAGGATCTATTGGAACTATTGTTCCAAATCCTATAGATAATGATGCATATTCTAATCACTATAAAGATACCATTCTCTTTGGGAAAAGAGTTTCATTATCTAATGTGAGAAGAGCTGTTAGAAGAGTGAATTGGAAGAGAGGTGTAAAATATGATTTTTATAGGCATGATTATAGTAGCATAAATTTAACACCAGTTACAAAAAAATCACGTTTATATGATGCAAACTATTATGTTGTAAATTCTGAGTATCAAGTCTATCTATGCTTAGATAATGGTTCTTCAGGATTGAATCCATCTGGAAATGCTTCTCAAGATGAACCGTCTTTTACAGATTTAGAACCATCCAAAGCTGGGGAAAGTGGTGATGGCTATATTTGGAAATATCTATTTACAATCCCCCCAAGTGACATTGTAAAGTTTGATTCAACTGAATATATAACTTTGCCCAATAATTGGGAAACATCTACAGATTCTCAAATTGTTGCAATGAGAGAAAATGCAGATTCTAGAGAAAATAATAATCAAATAAAAAAAGTATATATTGAAAATTCTGGATCTGGGTATATTTCGGGTGAAGTAAATATAATTGGAGATGGAACTGGTGCTAAAGTATACATTGAAGTGAATTCATCTGGAAATATAATATCAGCTACAGTAACATCTGGTGGCAGTGGTTACACATATGGTTTAGTTGATCTTGGATCTTTACAGCCTGCAAATAGTATTCCAAATCCCGCAAAATTAATCCCCATAATTCCACCATCATTTGGTCATGGTTATGATTTATATAAAGAACTTGGTGCCGATAGAGTTTTATTTTATGCAAGATTTGATGATTCAACTAGAGATTTTCCAACAAATACTCAGTTTTCTCAAATTGGAATTTTAAAAAATCCAACAAAATTTTCCTCAAGTGAGATTTATTCAGAAAATCAATTTTCAAATTTATATTCAATTAAATTTCTAGATACCAATGGAACTCCTACTCTTGGTGAAAAATTAACTCAACAAATAACTTCTACAGGATATGAAGCTGTAGGATACGTTGCATCTTATGATACAACTACTAAAGTATTAAAATATTTTAAAGATAGATCATTATATTTTTCTAGCGGAATCGATGAAACCGATTATATTAATATTTCTAAAAAAGGAAACGAAGTAATTGAAATTGCTCCAACAACAGACCCAATAACAACTCCAAGTGGATTTACGGGAACTATTGATTTAAACTTTAGTGGAATCAGCACAACTATAAATGGTCAGATAATTAATTTAGCATCTCAGTTTACAAATGGACTCTCAAGTCCGGAGATAAATAACTCTACGGGTGATATCATTTATATTGATAATAGACCTCTGGTTGGTAGAAACCCCCGACAAAAGGAAGACGTAAAAATTATCTTGGAATTCTAAGAAATGGCTCAAAAAACAAATTTAAATGTAAGTCCATATTTTGATGATTTTGATTCATCCAAACAATACTATAAAATTTTATTTTCTCCTAGTAGGGCCATACAAGCGAGAGAATTAAATACATTACAATCACAATTACAGTATCAAATCGAAAAATTTGGTAGTCATATTTTTAAGGATGGTTCAATGGTAATTCCTGGGGGAATTACATATGATTCTAGATTTTATGCCGTAAAAGTCAATCAACTTCAATTTGGAGTTGATGTTGGGATTTATGTTAAAAGTTTTATTGGGAAGAAAATTTTTGGTAGATCTTCCGGTATAGGGGCGGTAGTTAATTATATTGCATTACCTTCAGATAGTGATGAAGTTGATTATATTACTTTATATGTAAAATATATTGATTCAGGAAAAGATAATAAAATATCACAATTTTATAATGGCGAATCATTATATGCAGAAACTGATACAACTTATGGGAATACAACTATTCCAGCAGAAACAGCTTTTGCAACAATTATTGAAAATGATGGCACTGCAATAGGATCATCTGCAAATATTAATAGAGGTGTATATTTTATCAGAGGATTTTTTGTAGAAGTTTTAAAGCAAACTATAATATTAGATTACTATAATAATTTACCAACATATAAAATTGGGTTTACTGTTAATGAGAAAATATTGACAGCAAAAGACGATAATAGCTTATATGATAATGCAAAAGGATTCACAAATTATGCAGCTCCTGGTGCAGATAGATTCTCAATCTCATTAAAGCTTGATAAAAGGCCAATTGATGATGAAGGTGATCCAAACTTTATAGAATTAATGAGGACTGATAATGGAGAAGTGAAAAAGGAGCAAACAACTACTCAATATAGTTTAATCAGAGATTATCTTGCAAAAAGAACATATGATGAGTCCGGAAACTACTCTGTAGATCCTTTTAAAATATCTATTACAGAATCTTTAAATGATAGAATTGGTAATAATGGGGCATTCTTTGAGGGAGAAAAAACTGATCAAGGAAATACTCCATCAGATGACATTATATCAATAAAAATTTCACCTGGAATTGCATACGTTGGGGGATATGATGTCGTAAAAACTAATACAACTGTTATAGATGTTGAAAAACCAAGAGAAACTGAAAAATTAAATGATGTTTCTACTGTTTTTAGAATGGGAAATTACTTGAGAGTTAATAATGTTGAAGGATCGCCATCTTTTAGGGATGTAATTGATTTATATGATTCAAGAAAAACATCAAATACTGTCGGATCTGGTACAAAAATTGGAGAAGCTAGATTATATAATATCAGTCTAACTGATGAAAGATATTCTGGACCATCATCATCATGGGATTTGTATCTATATGATATCCAAACATATACAAAATTAACTCTAAATCAACCTGTAAGTAGTGCAGAATTACCAAAATCTGCACATATTAAAGGAAAAAGTAGTGGTGCAACAGGATTTGCAGTTTCTGCTGGTGCAGCATCAACAATAATTTACATTAGAGAAACATCTGGCAATTTTACTAAAGGTGAAGCTTTAATCATAAATGGTGTTCAGGACATCTCAAGATCAATATCTGATGTAAGGGAGTATGATATTAAAGATATAAAATCCGTTTTTAGAAATTCTACTACAGACTTTACACATTTTTCTGCAGATACAGTTCTATTAAAATCAAATATTCCGGGTTTTTCATCTTCAGATAGATTTATTTTAAACCCTGCAACAAACACAGTAACTTCTCCCGGAAAATATTTTTCCAATATTAAAGTAGGAAGTATTATTTCATATATTGGCGATAATGATATTCATTACAATGAAGTAGTATCAGTGTCTGCTGATGGAACATCTATGGTTTTGGGTGCAATAAATTCAGTAACAGGAGTTGCTAATGGCACCATTGGAGTTTCAGTCACAACACAATTAAATTTATCATTAAGGGTGCCAAATATAATTTCATATAATGATGGCTCTTTATATGCATTTTTACCATCAACCAATACTGCATCTTTAAACTTATCAAATTCAACTTTAACTTTCAAAGCACAAACAAAGAACCCAAGTACAACTACAGCATTGGGTTCATTGACTCTAGATTCTAGTTATTTTGATTTGCCAGCAGGAATAACTACATCATCATTCCAGGGATTTGATGAGGAAAATTATAGTATTCATTATGATGATAAAACGGTAGAATCATTAACATCAGATAAATTTTCTTTGGATATTGAGCAAAATCAAATTAGTTTTAGTAATATTGCACAATCAAAATCAGTAGATACTGTCTTTGCAACATTAATTAAGCGTGGAATTAATAGTAAGGTAAAAATATATAATAAGAGTAAAATTGTTAATTTTACAAAATCAAAATACAAAATTTCTGGAACAAATTCAGAATCTAGCATTTCTGATGGCTTGAGTTATAGTTCAATTTATGGTGTAAGAATTCAAGATGAAGCTCTTTGTTTAAATTATCCAGATGTTGCAAAAATAATTGCAGTCTATGAATCCTTAGATGAATTAGAACCTTCTTTAGATCGTTTAAGTTTTAGCTCTTTGGTTAATGTTTCATCTAATGCAATTATAGGTGAAAAGATTATTGGTCAAACATCTGGTGCAGTATGTCAGGTTATAAGAAAACCTGTAGGATTTCCAAATAGTCTAGAGTTTGTCTATTTAAATGGGGAAAAATTTATTTCAGATGAAGTTGTAAAATTTTCCGAATCTGGAATTACTGCCAATATTGATTCGATTACCTTTGGAGCATATAAAAATATAACTAATAGATTTTTACTGGATAAGGGGCAGAAAAGTCAATATTACGATTATTCAAGATTGCTTAGAAAATCTGGAGAACCAGAACCAACTAAAAAAGTAATTGCCATATTTGATTATTATTCTGTTCCAAGTAATGATAATGGTGATGCATTTACGGCTTTAAGTTATTCAAAAGATCAATATCAGGAGTTAATTCCTAGAATTGGGCGTAATGAAGTTCCGGCATATGATATTTTAGACTTTAGGCCAAGAGTTTCGCCTATTGAAAATACTGATACTTTAACTAATTCACCATTTGAATTTTCATCAAGAAATTTCCATGCCAATGATCCTAGTGTTATTTTAGCACCAGATGAAGTTTGTATATTAGGAATTGAACGATATTTGGGTAGGATTGATAGATTGTATTTAAATAGAAATGGTGAATTTGTAGTTAGAAAAGGTGTCTCCGATGTAAATCCCAAGCCTCCGGAAAAAATTGGTGACTCAATGTTGTTAGCAACATTAATATATCCCCCATATCTAGATAATGCAAAATCTGCATTGATATCTTTGGAAAATAATAAAAGATATACAATGAAAGACATTGGCAAACTTGATACCCGGATTACTAATCTTGAAAGAACAACAACTCTTTCATTATTGGAGGTTAATACTGAGGCGTTACAAATTAGAGACGCTGATGGGCTAAATCAATTTAAAACTGGATTTTTTGTTGATAATTTTAGTGATAGTTCATCAATTAATTTGCAACTTTCAAATGTTGAAGTTGGCGAAAATCAAATTAGTTCATTTAAAATTGAAAATACATTATCAAATGTTCCAGAATATAAATTAGCGAGATATGAGTATGTAAAAACTTTGTCAGAAAATAATGTTTCTCGTTATGGTGAAATTTATACTAGTAATGATAACGGCATAAGATTTTCAACTTCAAAAGGTCAATTGCCAACATCATTAACTCTAGATTACACTGATGTAAAATGGATTTCACAGCCAATTGCAACTAGAGTAGAAAATGTAAATCCTTTCCATGTGATAGAGTATGTTGGAAATTTAACACTTAATCCTCCTGAAGATAGATGGGTTAGAACAGAACTTCTATTACCTGCAAAACTTATTACAAAGACTACTACTTTAAGAAGTACTAATGTAAATACCATAAATCAAATTAGAACTGCAAATGCTACTGTAACTATAGATGCTGGTGTAAGACTTCTTGGTGCTGCAGCATTTGATGCACGTTTTGGGCCAGGTGCAGTAAACGGAGATACTAGACGAGTTGTTACAACTACTGTAAGAACATCTTCATCTACAGAGTTGACTTCAGAAAGATCTAATATAACAACATCTAAAGATACGGTTTCATCTACTGTAAGAAGACTGATAAGTGTTGGTGATGAAATATATATTCGCTCAAGAAACGTTGAATTTGATGCGGTAAACTTAAAACCGTTTACAATACATTATCAATTTTTAGACAATATCACTAATTTAAAATTTATATCAAAGATTATAAAAATTAATCTTACCTCAGGTGCCTTTAAGCAAGGGGAAGATGTTATTGGGTATATCATTCAGGAACCAAATTCTCAAGGAATTGGACCAGCTACTGAAGAATGTATTAGATTTAAATTGGCAGCACCAAATCATAAAACTGGCCCAATAACAAATCCATCATCAATTTATGGTGGATGTCCATATGACAAATCTACTATTTTACCTTCAAAATATAGTACAACTTTAAATTATTTAAACATCGACATTGAAAGCTTATCTTCTTTAGCTGAAGGTCAGTATAGTGGCTATTTAACAACATATGTAAAATTTGTTGGCCAAACTTCTGGTGCAGAAGGTTATTTGGTAAGTAACTCTTTAATTACTGATGCTTATGGAGATCTAAAGGGATGCTTCTTTATTGATGATCCAAATTCTAACGCATCTGTAAAAATTCCAACAGGAACAAAAACTTATATCTTAACTAGTAGTATTAATAATGCATCAGCTTTACCTGGAAGTACTGATATTTCTAAAGCTGAGGTAAATTACAGAGCTACTGGATTGGTAAATACATTCCAAGATGAAACTACAGAATCTACAACAATTCTTGAAACTAATAATATTACAAGAGTTAATACTACAACAATAACAACTACAACTACAAGAAGAGTTCAAACACTTGAAAGATTTGATCCACTGGCACAATCATTTGAAGTTGGGAGAACGTCACAAAGCTCTTCTAGTATTCAAGCGGATTCAAAGCTAGATAAAGTATCTGATAGTGAAGGTGCATTTTTAACAAAAGTTGGTTTATATTTCGCAAGTGTTGATTCTGGAAATGCTCCAATAACTATACAAATTAGAACTATGGAGTTAGGAACCCCAACATTGACTCAAATTGGGGAATCTGTGACATTAAATCCAAATAGCATAGTTATGTCATATAATACATCCAATCCGGATGAAATGATTATTCGACCATTAAGGGAATGTGTTACTGAAGATGCTTCTATAGCAGTTTTAGTTAGATTCCCATACCCAATTTATTTGCCACCAGATGATGAATATGCATTAGTTCTTTTGGCTCCAGAAAGTGTTGGGTATGAAATGTTTATAGCTGAAATGAATGAGAGTTCATTAAATGAAAGGGCTTTGTTAGGTCTTCCTGAAGCAGAAAGAGTAAAATACTCTAAGCAATTTGCAATTGGAAGTTTATTTAAATCTCAAAATGGATCAATATGGTCAGCAGATCAAAATCAAGATCTAAAATTTGACTTGTATAAAGCACAATTTTCTAACGTAGGTACTGCAGTATTTTATAACCCAACAATAAATGAAAATACTGTAAGAAATCAATTTGGAAAATTGGCGACTGATCCAATTGAAATTTATCCCAAAAAGATATCGGTAACATTCACCCCAATTGCGACTAATGATGCTATATTTAATAATTTAACAATTGGAAGAAAAGTTTCAGAAAGTATTAAAACCTATAACTATGGTTTTATTGAGGATTTTGGTGGTCCTGTTGCAGGAACTCCATCTATTACTACACCAGGATTTAACTATACTGATCAAACTGCTGTAGAAACATTTAATATAAGTGGTACTGGTAGTGGATTAACATTAAATATAACTACTACATCTGGAGAGATTACATCCGTTGCAATAAACTCGGCTGGAAGTGGTTATAAGGTGGGGGATACTGTTGGTATTGTAACATCAACTGCTGGCGGAAGTGGTTTTGCTGCAGAAATAACAATAACAACGGTAACGAATTATGATACTGTATTTTTAACTAATGTTCAAGGAGAATCTTTTACTCCAACTGCAAATCTAACCTATTTTAATGGTGGTGTTCAGTCAACAACGTTAACAATTCAGTCTTCATCAATTCCAAATACAATTTACAAGGGAAACGTTGCAAAAGTAAATCATCTTAGCCATGGAATGTATTCAACTGCAAATAATGTTTCTATAGCTAATATTAGAAGTGACTATGCTCCAGAAAAAATAACAGCTGATATAACTTCAAGATCTACCGCAATACCAGTAAGCAATATAAATATTTTCCAAACCTTTGAAGGTATTGCAGTTTCTGCAAATAATCCCGGTTATGTTAAAATACTAAATGAAATAATCTCTTATAGTGGCACTAGCGGCAATTCTTTAACTGGAATAACAAGAGGTATAGATTCTACAAAAACTGCATCATACATAACTGGGCAATTAATTTATAAGTATGAAATTAGTGGTGTTTCACTAAGAAGATTAAATACAACTTTTAATATTGCAGACATACAACCAGATATGGATAATTATTATATTGAGTTTGATAGAACATCTGGTGTAAATAGATCATCAGATAATGTTCCTACAGGAGCACCACAATTATCATTCTCAAAGCAAGATTATATTGGTGGAGATACAGTTTCAGCCTCAAAGAACTTAATGTTCAATGAAATTGTTCCATCTTATGATGTTTATGCACCGGGAGGTCAAAGTGTCTCAGTTTCTGCTGCAGTAAGAACTATAACTTCCACTAGCGTAAGTGGAAACGAGACTTCATTCTTGGATACAGGATATACTGCAGTTCAATTAAATAGAACAAATACATTTACTACACCAAGAATGGTTTGCTCAAGGGCTAATGAATTGGCATATCTAAATGGCCTCCCAAATTCTAAATCATTTACAACAAGAATAACTTTGCAAACAAAAAATCCTAATTTGTCACCACAAATTTTTATTGATAATAGTGTAACTAACTTCTCAATTCCAAGATTGAATAAGCCAGTATCTAATTACATAACAGATAGAAAATCTAATGAAATATATGACAGTTCTCATGATGCAACATATGTTTCTAATGTAGTTCAACTTGAACAACCATCAACATCATTAAAAGTTATTATAAGTGCTTATAGACATGCATCTGCAGATTTCAGAGTACTTTATGCATTGATTAGGGCAGATTCTTTTGAAGTTGATCAATCATTTACTTTATTCCCAGGATATGAGAATTTAACTATTGATAATGACCAAGATGGATTTTTAGATATAATTAATCCATCATTAAACAGTGGCCTTCCTGATAAATTTGTTTCTCCAAGTGAAAATAATCAATTCCGTGAATACGAATACACTGCAGCAAATCTACCAGAATTTGTTGGCTATGCAATTAAAGTTGTAATGTCTGGAACAAATCAGTGTGAACCCCCAATTATCAGTACAGTAAGATCTATTGCATTGGCATAATATGGAGCATATTAGAGTTGAAGGATACACAAATCTATATCGGGATGAAACTACTGGAGCAATTATTAATAAAGACTCTGCATCATATGAGCAATATATTTTATCCAGAAAAAATAAATTAAAGTATAAACTAAGCCAAAAAGAAGAAATTGAAAATTTAAGAAATGAAGTAACTGAAATTAAATCTTTACTTATGGAGTTATTAAATGAATCCAGACGAGATAGAACTAACTAGCATTGATAAAATGTTTGAATATGAAAAACATTCAAGATTCATCGATGAAATGTCTTTTAGTGAATTGAAAAATTTTTCAAAAGTATATTGTAAATTGTATCTAAAACAGCAAGAAGTTTTAGCTTATTTTCAAGATAATGGCATATAAATAAAAATAAGTCCTCATATAATTAACAATACTGCAGGAGTAATCTATAATGGCAAAACCATCAAGTAGACAAGGTTTAATTGATTATTGTCTAAGAAGGCTTGGTGCTCCCGTATTAGAAATTAATGTTGCCGAGGAACAGATTGATGATTTAGTTGATGATGCTCTTCAATATTTTTATGAAAGGCATTTTGATGGTGTGGAAAGAATGTATCTTAAATATAAAATTTCTCAAGATGATATTGATAGGGGAAAGGCAAAAGGTACTTCCGGTGTAGGAATAGTTACAACTTCTGGCACATCTACTATAGATGGGCAGCCAACTACTTTTAATTTTTATGAGACATCTAATTATATACAGGTTCCAGATTCTGTAATAGGTATAGAAAAAGTATTTAAATTTGATACTAGCTCAATTTCTGGAGGAATGTTTAGTATCAAATATCAATTATTTTTAAATGATTTATATTATTTTAATTCCGTTGAATTATTGCAATATGCAATGACTAAAAGATATCTAGAAGATATTGATTTTCTTTTGACTACAGATAAGCAAGTTAGGTTCAACAAAAATCAAGACAGATTATATTTGGATATTGACTGGGGATCACAAAGTCTAGACACATTTATAGTGCTTGATTGTTATAGAATTTTAGATCCAGACAGTTTTACAAGAGTTTATAATGATTCATTTTTAAAGATGTATCTTACTGCCCTAATTAAAAGACAATGGGGACAAAATTTAATGAAATTTAGGGGAACAAAACTTCCAGGTGGTGTTGAATTTAATGGAAGAGAGTTATATGATGATGCAGAGAAAGAACTAAGTGATATTAAACAAAGAATGGCCTCAGAATATGAACTACCACCATACGACTTTATTGGATAATGGCATTAAATCCCTTCTTTTTAAACGGAACTAAGTCCGAGCAAGGTCTTATTCAAAGCTTAGTAAATGAGCAAATTAAAATGTATGGTATTGACGTATATTATATACCAAGAATAAGTTTAAGGACAGATAATATAATTAAAGAAGTTCAATCTTCATACTTTGAAAGATCCTTTGTTATTGAAGCATATTTAAATAACTATGAAGGATATGCTGGTGGTGCTGATATAATGTCAAAGTTTGGAATAACATTAAAAAATGAAATTTCTTTAACAATTTCTAAGGAAAGATATGAGATATACATTTCACCATTAGTAAAAGGAATTGTTGATGCAAATCAAGAAGATAAAGTAGATTCATCCAGACCTAGAGAGGGTGATTTAATTTACTTTCCTTTAGGTGAAAGATTATTTGAAATAAAACAAGTAATATTTGAAAATCCATTTTACCAACTTGGAGAAAATTATGTTTATGAATTGAAGTGTGAGTTGTTTGAATATGAAGATGAAATTATCAATACAGATATTGAAAATTTACAGGAAAAGATGGAAGAGAAGGGGCATATATCAGAACTTATCATGGTCAGCTTAGGTTCTACAGCTTATGCTGAAGCATTTGTTTCTGAATATGGAACGATCAATAAAATATATTTAAATAATGATGGATTTGGGTATACATCAAGACCATCAGTAATTATAGATCCTGCTCCAACAAATCAATTTGGCTTTGGTGCGATTTCAGCATCTGCTGTTGCACAAACAAGAAGAATTGGTGGAACATTTTTTGCATTAACTGATATTTTAATTTCAAATGGTGGTACTAATTATCAATCCATTCCAAATATTAGTATTACTGGAGGTGGAGGGGCTGGAGCGGCAGCAACATGTTCAATAGGCACTAGTTGTATCTACAAAATTGAACTTATTTCACAGGGTTCAAGCTATTATGATGAGCCTGAAGTTACTATATCAGCTCCAGTTGGTGGAGGAATAACTGCCACAGCAAAAGCAGAAATTGATGCTAATGGGAAAGTGAGCAATATTTATATTGTTAATGCGGGATTTGGATATACTGAAGCTCCGATTATAACTATTTCTGATCCAATACAACTTGGAATTGGCACATTTATTTCTGGCGAAAAAGTTATTGGGCAAAAGAGTGGTGCAACTGCAATAGTTAAAAATTGGACAAATCAATTCGATTATAAGGACAAAATTTTGGCTATATCAAATATTGTTGGAACATTTTTGCCAGGTGAATCTGTTGTTGGGTCTTCCTCATCAGCAAGGTATTCTATTAAATCTTATAATGAGTATAATAGTTTTGATAAATATAATCAAAATGAAGATTTTCAGATTGAGTCTGAAAAAGTTTTAGATACGACAGAGAAAAACCCATTTGGATACTATTAATGCTAGGAAAATATTATTATCATCAAATAATAAGAAAAACTATTTTTGGGTTCGGTACATTATTTAATGATATTCACATCAAACACAAAAATAGTGAAGATAATTATATTTCTGATATTAAAGTTCCAATAGCATATGGCCCAATACAGAAGTTCTTAGCAAAGTTGCAGCAGCAGGAAGAGCTTCGTCAGCCAGTTGCTATAACACTACCAAGAATGTCATTTGAAATGACATCCATAAAATACGATGGTTCTAGAAAAGCATCAATAACTCAAACATTTAAGGCAGTTGGGACTAATGGAAGTATTAGTAAAGTTTATTTGCCGGTTCCATATAATATTGGGTTCCAATTGACAGTTCTTTCAAAATTGAATGATGATGCTTTGCAAATAGTAGAGCAAATACTTCCAAATTTTCAACCTTCATTCAATATTACAATTGATCTAATTGATTCTATTGGTGAAAAAAGAGATGTTCCTATTGTATTAGACTCAATAGATTTTCAAGATGATTATGAAGGTGATTTTTCTACCAGAAGATCTTTACTATATACATTTAATTTTACTGCAAAAACATACCTATTCGGTCCTCTAGAAGATTCTACAGATTCAATTATCCGTAAAGCCCAAGTTGATGTATATAATACAACTGATACATCAATAGCTAGAAGGGAATTGCGATATACAGTCACACCAGATCCAATTGATGCAAATCCAGATGATGATTATGGGTTTAATGAATCTTTAGAACTTCTATTTGATGGAAGATCATACAGTCCAACACAACAAAAAGATATATAATAAATTATGACAAAAAATTATGATCCTATCGATAAAGCCCTAAACATAGAATCTTCTATTGTTGAAATAGAATCTTCACAAACAGAAATAAAAAAAATTGAATCAACACAAATTGAAATTGATATAAAAAAAGATTATGAGTATACAAGAGCAAATTTATATTCTCTTATTGAAAAGGGTCAAGAAGCAGTCAATGGCATTTTAGAACTTGCTGGAGAAGGTGATAGCCCTAGGGCATATGAAGTTGCTGGACAGTTAATTAAAAATATTGGTGACGTTACAGATAAACTAGTAGATCTTCAAAAGAAAATGAAAGACCTTGATGAAGATAGAACTCAAAAAGGACCAAATTCTGTCACAAATAATGCAGTTTTTATTGGATCAACATCAGAACTTCTTAAAAATCTTAAAACAAATTTTCTAAATAATAAAGAGTAAAAGTAGTTTCGACTGTGGCGAAGATGATTACTGAGGGAAAGAAAAAAGGTTTGTGGGATAATATTCATGCAAAAAGAAGACGTGGAGAAAGAGCTTCCCGTCCAGGAGAAAAAGGATATCCAGAAACTTTAGATATTGGAGAAGGACTTACGCAAGCAAGAAAAAACGTAGGTGCTAGTAAGTGTTGGAAAAACAAAAAAATTGGAAACCCATCTACTAAAATGGAGGGTGGAAAAGAAGTTCCAAATTGTGTTGATGAAGAATCTTCAATTGATGAAATATTTTTACTTTTGCCACATAAGAGAAGGCGTAGACCTAAGCCAAATGCCGATGATAGATGGGTTTCTTCTAAAAAGACTAAAGAACAAGCAAAAAAATTAATTGACGCCCAGATTGCACGCCAAGATGAGGAAAGAAGGAGACTACGTGCTATGAAGGAAGAAAGGGATCATGAGCACTCAATGGCAAGGGCAGAAATTTCAAAAATTATTTCTGCAGCAAAGAGACTAAAAGGAAAAGTCAAGGGGGAAGGCAATCTTCCCGCTTGGGTACAATCAAAGATTACAAGGGCAGCAGATTATATCGACACTGCAGCAGACTACGCTGACAGTGGTGAAATGCATAATGAAGGTATTAGTTTTGATATTGGACCCGGACATAAAAATGTGCAGAAAATTCAAAAAATATACAATAAAGGAAAAGAAACCACAAATCCATATGAAAAAGAAACATTTTTAAACAAAACTGGACCAAAATTGCCATTGGTAAAAAGAAAAAACAAAACTGATCTGGCACATTATGATTTTAAAACTTTTGGACAATTCATGCAAGAAGCGATTGATAAGTCCTCAATGAAATGCAACTCCCCTAAAGCACAAGCACATGGTTCTGGTGAGCAAGGAAAGTCTCATGTTGTTAAAGCGTGTGAAGGTGGGGAGGAAAAGATTATTCGTTTCGGGCAGGTTGGTGTGAAGGGTTCTCCTAAAAAAGAAGGAGAATCTGAAGCAGATGCAAATAGAAGAAATGGATTTAAAGAAAGACATGCTGAGAATATTGCTAAGGGTAAAATGTTCCCAGCATACTGGGCCAACGAAGTTAAGTGGTGATTAGAATGAAATCCTTTAAACAGTTCCTATCAGAAGCGGTAAATATACAAGGTGATTTCAACGGAAATCTTTATATCAACAGTTCTGAACCAACACAACAACAAGTTGGTGAGAGTTATGTTGCAGATATAACTTGGATGGGTAGCATTTATAGACTGGAATTAGTTTCTGAAGGAATTCCTTCAAAACAAGGTCTTGCAGAGCAATTGCAAGGGGAATATCCGGGTGCAATCGTACATAACATATATCCAGCAACACCAAAATCAAATTTAAACATTTCAAACTCAAAAAGATATCATCCCGCAAAATTAGAGTGGATTTAAATTATGCCTTTTAAAAGTTATATTTGGGATGAACAATTTGATTTAAATGTTTCCAGAGGAAAAGTTCGTGGAGCATCAATTATTCACAAGTTTGGTGCTGTACCAGCGATGTCTCAAAATACCACTGGAACTATTTGGGATAAAAATGATACATTATATCCTTGGAGTGTTTGGACTACTTCTGGCATAATCACTGCTTCAATTGCCAATGTATCTGATGCTGGAAAAGTTGTAACAGTTCTTGGTTTGGATAACGATTTTAATCCAGCATCAGATACTTTTACGCTATCAAGTACACAAACAGTAGCAGGAACTACACAATTTCGTCGTGTATACAGGGCATATATTTCATCAGGAGACAATAATGTTGGTGATGTGAATTTTACTAAAAATGGAACGGATGTATTGAGGATTACTGCCACCAAAGGTCAGACTCTTATGGCAATTTATACTATTCCTGCTGGTAAGACTGGATACCTTTATCAGGGTGTATGTACTGCTCAAGCATCTGCTGATGGAACAGGGAATATGTTTGTGAGATATTTTGGTCAATTAGCATTCAGAATCGGACATTCATTTGAAGTTGCTGGAGTTGGTGGTCAGTATAGTTATAAGTTCACATTCCCTATTGAAATACCAGAAAAATCTGATATTGATGTGAGAGTTGCTACAAGAACCAATAATGGAAGATACACAGCAGCTTTTGATATTTTATTAATAGATAATGAGTTATCTTAATATATAATAGTATTACTAAGTATTCATATGGTTTACATTAGACACGACAAGAATAATAATCCAGTAGTTTCTCAACCAGGGTTTACTACTGTAGGTGTTTTTACTGGAACTGAAGGATGGTCTTCAATTTATTATGAAGATTTTAATGTTGACTATGTGAGACATGATATGAATAACAGTCCAGGAATTGTTTCATCATATGTAAGACACGATAAAAATAACAGTCCTATTGGTATCGGCACTTATCAAAGGTATGATAAAAATAATAATCCAGTGATACTATAATATTGGAGATTTATAATGGCTGCAGATGCTAATGTATACTTAGGCAATCCAAATTTAAAAAAAATAAATACCACTATTGAATTTACTGAAGAACAAATTCTTGAGTTCTTAAGATGTAAAGAAGACCCTATTTACTTTGCAAATAATTATGTAAAAATTGTTTCTCTTGATGAAGGATTAGTTCAATTCAAACCATATGATTTCCAAGAAAAATTAATTAATAATTTTCATAGATACAGATTCAATATCTGCAAGATGCCCAGACAGACTGGAAAGTCTACAACTGTAATAGCTTATCTTTTATACTATCTAATTTTTAATGATAGTGTAAATATTGGTATTCTAGCAAATAAGGCGGCAACTGCTAGAGAACTTCTAGGTAGATTGGCAACTGCATATGAAAATCTACCAAAATGGATGCAACAAGGAGTTATTTCTTGGAACAAAGGTTCTATTGAACTTGAAAATGGTTCAAAGATTCTTGCAGCATCTACATCAGCATCTGCCGTCCGAGGAATGTCATTCAATATTATTTTCTTGGACGAATTTGCTTTCGTACCAAATCATATTGCAGACTCATTCTTTGCATCAGTATATCCAACAATCACTTCAGGTAAATCGACTAAAGTTATTATAGTTTCTACCCCACACGGTATGAATCATTTCTATCGAATGTGGCACGATGCAGAAAGAGATAGAAATGAATATGTTACGACTGATGTTCATTGGTCTGAAGTTCCTGGAAGAGATGAAAAATGGAAGGCACAAACCATTGCCAATACCTCAGAGCAGCAATTTAAAGTTGAGTTTGAATGTGAATTTTTAGGTTCTCTTGATACACTTATTAGTGTTACTAAACTAAAAACTTTAGTTTATGAAGACCCACTTAGAAGAGACAAGGGATTAGATGTTTATGTTAATCCAATTAAAGACCATAATTACATGGTGACCGTTGATGTTGCCAGAGGTATTGGCAATGATTATTCAACTTTTATTGTTTTTGATATTACAAATTTCCCGTATAGGCAGGTTGCAAAATATAAAAATAATGAAATAAAGCCAATGCTATTCCCAAGCATTATAGATCAAATTGCAAAAGTTTACAACCATGCTTGGGTATTAATTGAGGTTAATGATATTGGAGATCAAGTAGCAAATATATTGCATTTTGATTTGGAATATGACAATGTACTTATGTGTTCTATGAGGGGTAGGGCAGGACAACTTGTTGGTTCTGGATTTAGTGGGAAGAAATCGCAACTCGGTGTCAGAATGACTTCAGCGGTTAAAAAACTTGGATGCTCCAACTTAAAAACATTAATTGAGGACGATAAATTGGTAATTAACGATTATGATATTATTAGTGAACTTACTACTTTTATTCAAAAGCACAATTCATTTGAAGCAGAAGAAGGCTGCAATGATGATTTGGCGATGTGCTTAGTCATTTTTTCCTGGTTGGTAGCACAACCTTACTTCAAGGAAATGACGGATAATGATGTTCGTAAACGGATTTATGATGAGCAAAAAAATCAAATTGAACAGGATATGGCACCTTTTGGTTTTATTGACGATGGATTGGATGAAAGTGTTGTAGTAGATAATTATAACGGCGATAGATGGCTAATTGCTAATGAAAACAATAAGCAAGAGACATTGGAAATTTGGAATGTTGATGAATATGGTGATAGGAGTTTTATGTGGGACTATTTGTAAAGGTCATAATTTATAAATATTTTTAGATATTCTGGATTTGTAGGAGAAAAAAAGATGCCACTTAATTTAGCATCTCCTGGAATTTTAGTAAGAGAGGTTGATTTAACTACTGGGGCTGTAAGACCAACAGAAGCAATTACTGGTGCAATGGTAGCACCTTTTGCAAAGGGGCCAGTAGAAGTTCAAACTTTAATTGATACGGAGAACGATCTTTTAAATATTTTTGGTGAGCCTTATGGTGTAGACAATCATTATGAGCATTGGTTAACAGCATCATCATATCTTTCATATGGAGGAAATTTACGAATTGTTCGTGCAGATGATGCAAGCCTAAAAAATTCCCATGTTTCAGTTGGTGGTACTAGTGGTGGTGTTACTGATGGTGTAAAAATCAAGAGCTTAGATCACTATAATGAACTTGGTTATGATCTTAATACATTAGGAACTACTTTTGTATCAGCACAGAACCCAGGCTCCTGGTCAAATGGTATTAGAGTTGCAATTATTGACTCTTTTGCAGATCAAGTACTAAGTGGAATTACTACACTAACACAAGAAGATGTATTCAATATTGCAACAGGCCCAGTTTCTGGTACTATAGTTGGATCGGCATCAACTATAGGAATTTCAACACTAGGAATTGAAATTGGACAAGAAGTTAAGACTACAACAATAAACGTACTTCCATCAGGAACAACAGTAACAAATATTTTTGTAGGATATATTCAAATTTCAAATGCAAATATACAAACCTCAACTGTAAATGGTATATTTAATTTTGGCCAAACAGTTACTGAAAATACTTCAGATCCAATTCTTGTAGGATATGGAGTTACTCAGAGTATGGTTGGAAAAATCTCTGCAGGAGCGGGAAGTACTTCGGCATTGAATGGTTATTTAAAAGGTATTATTACTGAAGTTGGAACTGACAATATTGCAGTAAAAGTTCTAAGTTATGTTAATTCAAATGGAGTAGAAACAAATGTTGATTATGAAGAAAATGGAACTTATGAATTTGAAACCACATCACCAATAACTATTATCAATAATTCTGGTGTTTCAGTTGCTACCACGGATGTTCAAACTAAATTCGATTGGTTTGAGCAGCAGACTGTTGCAATTACAACGTCAGTAAGTATTGGATGGGACGGAATTACTTACAGACCAGGAACTACAGAATGGGCTGCAGATAGAGGGGGAAGATTTGATGAATTCCACTTATTAGTTATTGATGGAACTGGTGCCATTACTGGCAATGCAGGTTCTATTATTGAAAAGCATATTGGCCTTTCAAAAGCAACTAAAGCTGTATTTTCAGTAGGAAGTCCATCCTATTGGAGACAATATTTGACTACAAATTCAAAGTATATTTTTGGACTTTCTGGACCGAGAGGAATTGTTACTACAGGATTTGGTGAAGCTTACGAAAAAGAAACTGATATTGATTGGGATCAAGATGCAGATGGAATTCCATTTGGTGCAATAGGTTCTAGAACATATATTTTATCAGGTGGCAAAAATTATGATGGAAAATCAGATATTACTGAACCTGGAGCACTTAAGGTAAATGTTGGCGACATTGCTTCTGGATACGATTCATTTGAAAATGATGAAATACAAATAGATTTTCTATTGATGGGATCCGCAGCTTATCCAAAAGAAGATGCACAATCACTTGCAAATAAATTAATCTCAATTGCTGAACTGAGAAAAGATGCTGTAGCATTTATTTCACCATATAGAGGTGCTGCAATCGCAGATACCTCATCCCAAACTGGAGCAAATATTAGAGATTCTGAAACAATTACTGATAACATAGTTAGTTTCTATGCATCAGTTGCATCTACAACATATGCAGTATTTGATAGTGGTTACAAATACATGTTTGATAGATTTAATAATACATTTAGATATGTTCCATTAAATGGAGATATTGCTGGTCTCTGTGCAAGAACTGATATTAATCAATTCCCATGGTACTCACCAGCAGGAACTGCAAGAGGTGCAATTCTAAATGCAGTTAAATTGCCATATAATCCAGGAAGATTGCAAAGAGATAGACTATATCAAAACAGAGTTAATTCAATTATTTTCTCTCCAGGTGCCGGTGTAGTGCTATTTGGAGACAAAACTGGTTATGCCAAAGCTTCTGCATTCGATAGAATTAATGTTAGAAGACTGTTTATCTATCTTGAAAGAGCCATTGAACGTAGTGCTAAGGACGTTCTCTTTGAATTCAATGACACATTGACAAGACAAAACTTTATTAATACTGTTGAACCTTTCCTTCGTGATGTAAAAGCTAAGAGAGGAATCTTTGACTTCCTGGTAGTTTGTGACGAAAGAAACAATACTCCAGCAGTTATTGATAACAATGAGTTTATTGCTGACATTTATATCAAGCCAACAAGATCTATTAACTTTATTGGATTGACCTTTATCGCTACTAAAACTGGCGTTAACTTTGAAGAAATTATTGGAACTTTCTAAGAATATTATTAAACAAATTATTTCAATTCTAGAGGTAAAACACAATGGCAGAAACAAGACCAAATTTTCCAACAGTTAAGACAATTAGCCAGTTTAAAAGTTTTCTAACTGGCGGTGGTGCTAGAAGCAATCTTTTTGAAGTTGAATTAAGTTTCCCAATTAATGCACCCATTGCTGCAGTAAATGATATTGTAAATACTGGCAAATTTTTAATTAAATCTGCAGCACTTCCTGCATCAAATGTTACTGCATTACCTGTGCAATTTAGAGGCAGGGTATTAAATGTTGCTGGCGATAGAACATTTGAAACATGGACCATTACAATTATTAACGATACTGATTTCAAACTTCGTACAGCATTTGAGAGATGGATGAATTATATTAATAATGTTGCTAGTAACAGAGGTGAAACTAACCCAACAAATTACATGGCAAATGCATTTGTCTATCAATTAGATAGAAACGGAGATACACTTAGATATTATAAATTCTATGACGTATATCCAACTTCAGTTTCTAAAATTGATTTAGATTATGGAACAGATTCAGTTCAAGAATTTACAGTAGAAATGCAAGTTCTTTATTGGGAAGCTGCTGCTGGTGACTCTGAAACAACAGCAAATCTTGGAAATCAAGATATCGTTTCTGATGTTGAATAAATAAAAGAACAGTAAACGGTTAAATTTATAAAATGGCAAAACTCTTTGGTTTTTCAATTGAGGACAGTGAAAAAAAATCCAAATCAATAGTTTCCCCCGTTCCTCAAAATAATGAGGACGGGGTTGACTATTATATTCAAAGTGGATTTTATGGTCAATATGTTGATATTGAGGGTGTATATAGAACTGAGTACGATTTAATTCGTAGATATAGAGAAATGTCTTTGCACCCAGAGTGTGATGGTGCAATTGAAGATGTTGTGAATGAGGCTATCGTTAGTGACTTGTATGATTCTCCTGTTGAGATTGAATTATCAAACTTAAATGCTAGTGATAAATTAAAATCAATTATTAGAGAAGAATTTAAATATGTAAAAGAATTACTTGATTTTGATAAAAAAAGTCATGAAATTTTTAGAAGTTGGTATGTTGATGGAAGACTGTATTATCTTAAAGTAATTGATTTAAAAAAGCCTGAGGATGGAATTCAGGAATTACGCTATATTGATCCAATGAAAATGAAATTTGTTCGTGAAGAAAAGAAGGATCCTAAAGATGCAAAAACTATGGGAAATCCTTTATTGCGAGGTCAAGATAAAGAGCAATTTAATTTTCCGGAGATTAACGAATATTTTATCTACACAATGAAAGGTCCATCAATGGGTGGATTTGGAAAAGGACCTAAAGCATCTATCAAGATTGCAAAAGATTCAGTTACTTATGTAACCTCAGGACTATTTGATAGAAATAATGGGACTTGCCTTTCTTATCTTCATAAAGCAATTAAGGCACTCAATCAGTTAAGAATGATTGAGGATTCTCTTGTAATTTATCGTCTATCAAGAGCACCAGAAAGAAGAATTTTTTATATTGATGTAGGCAATTTACCAAAAGTAAAAGCTGAGCAATACCTTAAGGAGGTTATGTCTCGCTATCGCAATAAACTAGTATATGATGCAAATACTGGTGAAGTGCGTGATGATAGAAAGTTTATGAGTATGCTTGAAGATTTCTGGTTACCTCGTAGAGAGGGTGGTAGAGGGACAGAAATTACTACCCTTCCTGGTGGCCAAAATCTTGGAGAACTTTCCGATATCGAGTACTTTCAAAAGAAACTTTACAGATCACTTGGAGTACCGGAAACAAGAATTGCTGGTGGTGGAGATGGATTTAATCTTGGCAGATCTTCAGAAATTTTAAGAGATGAACTTAAGTTTTCAAAATTTGTAGGTAGACTTAGAAAAAGATTTTCAAGACTGTTTAATGATATCTTAAGAACACAATTACTTTTAAAAAATATTGTATCACCTGAAGATTGGAAAAAAATGGAAGATCATATTCAATATGATTTTCTGTATGATAATCAATTTGCAGAATTAAAAGAGACAGAAATGCTTTCAGGAAGACTAAATCTTCTTGCTACTATTGAGCCATATATTGGCAAATATTTTTCAACAGAATATGTTAGAAAGAGAATTCTACGTCAAACTGATTTGGAAATTATTGAGATTGATATGCAAATTGATGACGAGATACAAAAAGGAATTCTTCCTGATCCAAATGCACCTGTTGATGAAAATGGAAATCCAATTGCACAACCAGAAGGTGGAGATATGGACCCTAACGCAATGGGTGAAATACCACAAGAACCTGGAATAGAAACTACAGGTATGCAAGCACCTGAAATTCCAGAGCCAAAAGGTGGCAAAATATAAATACCTTTATAGTCAAATATTATACTTAAAATGGAAAATATTGTAGATTTGATTGCGGCAGATGCTTCACCATCAGATATTTCTGATGCCATTAAAACTGCACTTTTTGCAAAAAGTGCAGAAAATATTGAAATGATTAAGCCGGAAGTTGCAGCATCTTTATTTGGTCAAAATATTGAATATCATGAAGATAGTGAGGAATAAATTAATACAAAAGACAAAAATGAAACTAATTACAGAAGAAGTATCGGAAGTTAAATTTATTACTGAAGGTACAGGCAACGATAAAAAACTCTATATTGAAGGTGTTTTTCTTCAGGGAGATATTTGCAATCGTAATGGAAGAATGTATCCAATGCAAACTCTTGCCCGTGAGGTAAAAAGATACAATGAAAATTTCATTGCAAAGGGTCGTGCCCTTGGAGAATTAGGACATCCAGATGGACCAACTGTAAATCTTGATAGGGTGTCGCACAAGATTGTATCACTAACCCAAGAAGGATTAAACTTTAAAGGTAAGGCACAGCTTCTTGAAACTCCAATGGGTAAGATTGCAAAATCACTAATTAGTGAAGGAGTAACTCTTGGAGTGTCTTCCCGTGGTGTTGGCTCATTACAAATGAGTAATGAAGGGCACAAAATTGTTGGTGAAGACTTTATGCTCGCAACTGCTGCAGATATTGTAGCAGATCCTTCTGCACCTGATGCATTTGTTCAGGGAATTATGGAAGGTAAAGAGTGGGTTTGGGAAGGAGGTATTCTTCGTGAAAAACTTGCAGAACAAACAAAGAGAAGAATTAATACTCTAGTATCAAGAAAAATGTTAGAAGAGCATAAGCTAAACCTCTTCCAAAATTTTCTCTCAAATTTATAAATTATAAATAAATATAGATTATAACACATATATCTAAAAAAATGTCCGTTGGTAAGAATTTACAAGAAATGGAAAATGTAGTAACCAAAGGAGCAAAATCCGCAGACCCAATGCCAAAGCTCTCACATTCAACTCCAGGGCAATCTGGTGCTTGGGAAGATCTCGGCGGTCCTACTCCAGAGAATTATCGTACCGATGATAATTCCGCAAAATTAAAAGAGCCTTCAGTCAAAACAGTTTCTGATGTTGTAAACAGTAAGGCAAAGGGTGCGGACCCAATGCCAAAGCTCTCACATTCAACTCCAGGGCAATCTGGGGTAAGAAAAGAAGAGTCTGAAGTTGAAGATGAATTAATCGAAGATGAGTACAGCGAAGAAGCAGAAGATACTGAAGAAATTGTAGAAGATTCAGAATCAATTGAGTATGATATTGATGAGGATATTGAAGCTCTTCTTGGTGGTGAAGAACTTTCTGAAGAATTCCAAGAAAAGGCAAGAGTTATTTTTGAAGCCGCAATTAACTCTAAGGTAGAAGAAATCAAAGAATCTCTTGAAGAGAGATATCAAGATATCTTAGTTGAAGAGATTGCTCAAATCAAGGAAAATCTTGAAGAGAGAGTCGATGCATACCTAGAGTATGTTGCTGAAGAGTGGATTAAAGAAAATGCACTTGCCGTAGAAACCGGACTTAAAACTGAAATGACTGAATCATTCTTACATGGAATGAGAGGTCTTTTTGAAGATCATTATGTTTCAATTCCTGAAGATAAATATGATGTAGTCTTGGGTATGGCGGATAAACTTGATGAAATGGAAGAAAAACTCAACGAGCAAATTAGAACCAATGTTGCTCTTAATCAAAGATTAGCAGAGTCAAAAGCTGATGGTATTTTTGCTGATGTCGCTGAGGGTCTAGCACTTTCTCAGAAAGACAAACTCGCTTCTCTTGCAGAAAATGTTGAGTTTGATGGTGAAGACAACTATCGTGAGAAACTGGTAACCCTGAGGGAATCATATTTCCCAACAAAGTCCAGTGCTCAAGAAATTATTGCCGAAAATTTAACTGAGAGTGCAGACATTTACGAGTCTACTGAAGAAGTATCTCCAAGAATGGCAGCATATCTCACAGCACTCGGTAAAGTTTCAAAAAAGTGAACTTTAAATTATAAAAATCAAACTAAAATTTTTTAAAAGAGGTAAAATCAAATGCAGATGCACAATGCAGAATATCTGCAGGAGAAGTGGGCTCCCATCCTTGATTATCAAGGGCTTGATGGAATCAAAGATTCACATCGTAGAGCAGTAACCGCTATCCTGCTAGAGAACCAAGAAAGAGAAATGCGTGAGGCTGCTGAGTTCCTCAGCGAAACTCCAACTGTACACACACACTCATCTGTGGGTAGTGCTGGTTTTGGTGGTAGCGGACAAGGTTTTAACGCTGGTCCAACAGCAGGTTTTGACCCAGTGCTGATTTCACTTATCAGACGTTCTATGCCAAATCTAATGGCATATGATATCTGTGGTGTTCAGCCAATGAACGGTCCAACTGGTCTTATTTTCGCAATGCGTTCACGCAAAGATGATCAGAATGGTCCAGAAACCTTCTATGATGAAGTAGATTCAGCATTCTCAGGACAGAATGCTGCTCGCAGCTTGACCGGATATGAAACCGATGCTGCGGTAGGTATGGGTTCTACTGCTCAAGGCGGTTCTAATCCATCAATTCTAGATCCAAGCAACCAATCAGCTAACGCTGCTGCTGGCAATAACCAGTATAACGTTGGTCAGGCAATGGGTACTGCCCAGTCTGAAGACCTCGGAAACGGCAACAACCAGTTCAACCAGATGGCATTCTCAATCGAGAAGGTCACTGTAACTGCTAAGTCCCGTGCCTTGAAAGCAGAGTACAGCCTTGAGCTTGCTCAAGACCTTAAGGCAATTCACGGTCTAAATGCAGAAGCTGAGTTGGCAAACATCTTGTCAACTGAGATTCTTGCTGAAATTAACCGTGAAGTTGTTCGTACTGTCTATAAGGTTGCTAAGCCTGGTGCTCAAGCAAACGTAGCAACTGCTGGTACTTTCGACCTCGACGTTGACTCCAACGGTCGTTGGTCAGTTGAGAAGTTCAAAGGTCTTCTTTTCCAAATCGAGCGTGATGCAAACGCAATTGCACAGCAAACTCGTAGAGGAAAGGGTAACATGATCATCTGCTCTGCTGACGTTGCTTCAGCTCTAACCATGGCAGGTGTTCTTGATTACACCCCAGCACTCAACGCAAACCTTAATGTAGACGATACTGGCAACACCTTTGCTGGTACTCTCCAAGGTAAGTACAAGGTCTATATTGACCCATATTCAGCAAACGTAGCTGATACTCAGTATTACGTTATTGGTTATAAGGGTTCTTCTGCATATGATGCAGGCCTCTTCTACTGCCCATATGTACCTCTCCAGATGGTACGTGCAGTTGGTGAGAATACCTTCCAACCAAAGATTGGCTTTAAGACCCGCTACGGCATGGTTGCTAACCCATTCGCTGCTGGTGCTGAGGTTGGTGAGGGTAAGCTTCTCACTAACTCTAACGTATACTACAGAAGAGTTAGAGTACAAAACCTCATGTGATCATTTAGATTACAGATTTTTCAGGAGGGTCTTCGGACCCTCTTTTTTTTATCTAAATAAAAATAAAAATGTCATCGATGTTTCCCAAACAAATTGATAATAGAAATTTTTTGTCGCCAGTTGGATTTATATTTACATTAGCAAATTATCCAAAGGTAACTTTTTTTTGCAATAGTTCTAGAATACCAGAAATCACATATCCATCATTAGAACAACCAAGCTACTTAAAACAAATACCAGTTCCTGCAACTAAATTGGAATATGGAAAATTGTCATTAAAATTTTTGATAGATGAAGATATGAAAAATTATTCTATTATTCATAATTGGCTTATTGGAATTGGGTTTCCAAAAAGTCCAGATCAATTTGCAAAATTTAGCGAATCAACAATAAATGATCTAGAAAGACAGGGAAAAATTGATACTAGAAAACATTTTAGTGACGGAACTTTGACTATATTGAATAGTAATTATAATCCAGTGGTAAAAGTTAAATTTATAGACTTACATCCAACTAGCTTATCTTCTATTGAGTTTGATTCTACCGTATCTGACATTGAATACTTTACAGCAGAGGTGACTTTCGACTATACTCTATATGAACTTACAGATAAAAATGGCGAACTTCTATGAACCTTGAGAAAATACAGGAGATGTGGGAAAAAGATTCAATTATTGATCCAGACAATTTGCACGAAGAATCTATAAAAATTCCACAACTTCATTCAAAATATTATACTCTACATAATACGATAACATTACTCAAAGAAAATACTAAAGAAAGATATTTTAAAGCTAAGTTAGAAAGATATAATTATTATACTGGAAAAGCAGATCCAGAAATTTATATTGAAGAACCTTTTCCTTATAAAGTTAGAGATAAAGAATCTCTTCAAAGATATATGGATGCCGATGAAAAATTAAGAAAACTTGAATTAAAAATGGGGTATTATGATGTAATGCTTCGTTTCTTGGAAGACATTATTAAAACTATTTCAAATAGATCTTATCAAATCAAGAATGCTATTGAATGGCATAAATTTCAAGCAGGATTTAATTAGTAAATTTTTAAAGAGGTGAAAGCCTCTTTTTTTGTATCACTAAATAACAATATGCTGAAGTGAATTTATGTCTCATCTTATTATATCTAAAAAGAATGAGGTTTTTCTGGAAATTGAATCCGACCCTCATGTTTATTATGAACTAAAAGACCAATTCACATTTGATGTTCCTGGTGCAAAATTTATGCCTCAGTATAGAAATAAGTACTGGGATGGAAGAATTCACCTTTTTAATATCCAAACAAGAGAAATTTATGTTGGTCTTTTAGATAAAATAATAAAATTTTGTGAGCATTATAACTATACCTATGAATTTAGGGATAATAAATTCTATGGTCTCCCTTTTGAATTCAATAAAATGATTTCAAAGGCTGGAATTAAAGATTATATGACTTCTATTAGTAGACATTCTCCTAGAGATTACCAGATTGAAGGAGTATACGACGCCTTAAAACATAATAGAAGATTATTGATATCTCCAACTGCATCAGGAAAGTCTCTGATGATATATTCTGTTGTGAGATATTACGTTGAGAAAGGACAAAATATTCTGATAGTCGTTCCAACGACTTCCCTTGTAGAGCAAATGTATAAAGACTTTGCAGATTATGGATGGGACGTGGGTTCATTTTGTCACAAAATTTATGCTGGAAAAGAAAGAGAGACAGATTCTCAGGTTATCATCACAACCTGGCAGTCAATCTACAAACTTCCCCGCAAGTATTTTTCAAGATTTAATGTGGTAGTTGGAGATGAAGCACACCAGTTCAAATCTAAGTCATTAGTATCTATAATGACAAAACTTTCAGATTGTAAGTATAGATTTGGTTTTACTGGGACACTTGATGGAACACAAACACATAAATGGGTTTTAGAAGGACTTTTTGGACCTTCATATAAAATTACTAAGACAGATGAACTTATGAAGAAAGGTCATCTTGCCCAACTTGACATTAAAATTCTTATACTTAAACACTCCCCACAAAAATTTAATAATTTTGAGGAGGAAGTTCAATACATTATCAATCATGCTAAGAGAAATCGTTTAATTAAAAATTTAGCAATAGATGCGAAAGGAAATACTTTAATTCTCTTCTCTCGGGTAGAAGGTCATGGAAAGCCTCTTTATGAATTAATAAATAAAAGTGTGACAGGAAATCGACATGTTTTCTTTGTACATGGTGGTGTTGATGTTGAAGATAGAGAGAAAGTTAGAGAAATTACTGAAAGAGAAAACAATGCTATTATTGTTGCATCTTATGGAACTTTTTCTACAGGAATTAATATTAAAAATTTGCATAATGTAATTTTTGCTTCTCCAAGTAAATCTAGAATAAGAAATTTGCAAAGTATCGGAAGAGTTTTAAGAAAAGGTAATAATAAAACAAAGGCAACTCTTTATGATATTTCTGATGATATCACATACAAATCAAGAAAAAATTATACTCTAAATCATTTAATAGAGCGGATTAAAATTTATAATGAAGAAAACTTTAACTATGATATTGTAAACTTATCGGTAAAAGATTAAACATGGGAGAGGAGTTTTATTGCATCATAAAATTAGTATCTGGGGAAGAAGTATTTTCTCTTATATCAGTAGATGATTCTGAAGATGATCCAATAATTATTCTTCAGAATCCTGTGATTATGATAATGGTTTATGCTAATGGAAATTCATTTGTTAAGATTAAACCCTGGATGGAATTATCAAATGAAGATGTTTTTATGATTCGATTAGACAAAGTAATTACTATGACTGAATGTAATGATGGTAAATTAATTGATATCTATAATAATTATATTTCATCTAATAATAAATCTCATGATATGTCTAGTAACAAAGTAAAATTAACTAATGAAATGGGCTACAAAGGGTCTGTAGAAGACTTTCGTAATAAGCTTGAAAATCTCTTTAAAGATCTTAAATAACTCTATATATCTCATCCAACCCTGACAAAGCAGATTCTACTCGATTTCAAGGCACTTGTCAACCCCCCTATCAATATGTTAGGTTAGGTGCTATAATTATGGTACAATCGTAACAATTAGTTTAATGTCTGTAACCATGCCAAAAAAGAAACCCGAGCATTATGTTAATAATAAAGAATTTTTGGAAGCTTTAGTAGTTTATAGAGATAAGGTTGCAAAAGCTAAAGAAGGTGGATTACCAAAACCAAGAATTACAAATTATATTGGAAATTGCTTTCTCAAAATTGCAACACAATATTCGTATAAACCAAATTTTGTAAATTATATGTATAGGGAAGATATGATATCAGATGGAATAGAAAATTGTGTTCAATATATTCATAATTTTGATCCGGAGAAGTCTAAGAATCCATTTGCATATTTTACTCAAATTATTCACTACGCATTTCTAAGAAGAATTCAAAAGGAAAAAAAGCAACTTGATATTAAGACAAAAATTATCGAAAAGACTGGTTATGATGAAGTTATGATGGTTGATGACGGGTTACTTTCTGGAAGTAGCTCCGAGTACAATACTATTAAAGACAATATTCAATATAGAAATAATCGATAATTATAAATTTAAATTATTATGAAAATTGCTATTTTAACGGACACTCACTGGGGGGCTAAGAAGGGCTCTAAGCACATTCACGATTATTTTGAGCTGTTTTATAGGGATGTATTTTTTCCGGCCTTACAGGAGCATAGAGTGCAGACTGTGATCCATATGGGAGATGCATTTGATAGTCGTAAATCTATTGACTATCAAAGTCTTCAATGGACTAAAGAAGTGGTTCTTGATCCATTATCGAAATATGAAGTGCATATGATTGTTGGTAATCACGATTGTTATTATAAAAATACTAATGGTTTAAATTCTCCAGAATTATTACTAAAAGATTATTTAAATATTAAAAAATATAGTTCACCACAGACTGTAAATGTTGGTGGGTTGGATATTGCAATGATCCCTTGGATCTGCTCTGAAAATTATGATGAAACTCTAAGAGTAATTGATAAAACCTCAGCAAAGGTTGCAATGGGTCATCTTGAATTAAATGGCTTTACTCCTTATAATGGGCATATTATGGAGAGTGGAATGGATCCAAAAATATTTTCCAAATTCTCTAGAGTATTTTCTGGTCATTTTCATACTCGTTCAAATGATGGGAAAGTATTTTATTTGGGAAATACCTATCAAATGTATTGGAATGACGTTAATGATGTAAGAGGGTTTCATATCTTTGATACTGAAACACTTGAATTGGTTGCAATTGATAATCCTTATAGTTTATTTTCTATCATATATTATGAAGATACTCCACATCAACTTTTAGATCCAACGGAATATAGAAATAAAATTGTTAAAGTTGTTGTAAAGAAAAAAAGTAGCCATAAAAACTTTGAAAAATTTATAGATAAATTATATTCTTCAGGTGTTAACGATTTAAAAATTATTGAAAATTATCAAATTGAAGAAAATGAAAATTTTCATATAGATGAAGATGAAAATACATTATCAATTTTAAATCGTTATGTTGATGAATCAAAATCAGATTTTAATAAAAATTTAATCAAAGAAATAC